GTACATATTTTAAATCTTCATCTGAAGCTATATATGCTTCTCTTAATTGTTCTTTAACAGATAATTGTAGTACTTCGTTTTCTATTTTTTTAACTTCAACCTTAAGTATATCAAGTGAAGGTGTAGTATGATACTTATCATAATATTTTAAAATTTCTTTAACAACCCATCTATGTGCTTGGTTATTAAAATCTTCTTCATTTAAAATATCATATATGTTGGCTAAAAATTCTTTATGTGTTAATAAAGAAGATAAAACCTTTATTTGAAATCCCTTACCGTACTCTTGTATACTTTTTAATGTCATTTATATAACCTTTCAAAATTTTCTTTTAACCAATAATCTAAATTTCTAATCATTCCACCTAACTGGTCTTCATTGTATAATGAAATGAACTGTTCAGGAATATAATTTAATTCTTTTGATTTAGCAACCTCATCTAAATATTTCTTTTCATTTTTATCTATCATTGGATTTGATAAATCCATTACTTTATAATTTTTTTCTAAATCATCCACACCTTGTATAATACGAGCATATACAACATGATCTTTAAATTTTTTCTCACATATTTCAAAAATATCATCAAATGTAAGATTACGTTCTGATAATTCAGGAAATTTTTTGAGTAATCCTTTTTCACCCAATCCTTTAACACCTTTAATTTTATCTGAATTATCCCCTAAAAGTGTTTTGTGTAAAATAAAATTTTGAGGAGACATTTTATATTTTTCTTTAAATACTTCCTCAGTATAATATTTTTTCTCCATGGGTCTATAAACAATAACATTTTTATTTACTAACTGTAGAAAATCCTTATCACTAGATACTATGAATATTTTATCATCTGGGTGATTTGGTAATTTATTACACAGATAAGCAATAATATCATCCGCTTCTACTTTATCTAATATAACAGTTTTAACTGGTAATGTTTTTAAATAATGTATTACTCTAACTATTTGATCTACTTTAGAATCATGCTCATCATCTAATGAATCAAATACTTCCCAATTTGTAACTCGTTGATCTTCTCTACCTGATTTATATTCTGATATTATGTTTTTTCTATTTGTAGTGGAGGATGCTCCATCAAATACAACATAAACTTGATCAGGTTGTGTTCTACGAATTTCAGCCCCTAATGAACGGAAAAACCCACCTAAACCTCCTATGTGAATACCACTTGGATTAACCATATTCATCATAGCGAAATTTCTAAAAAATAAATTTAAACCATCTATAAGTAGTGTTCTTGTACCTTCAGATGAGCCGGTATCATTCTCCTCAGTATCATTGAGAAGTTTAAGTAAGTTTTTCTTGTCCATAATTTTATTGTGGTTCTTCTGTGTAAGTAGTAATGTCGTTGTATGCTTGCTCTTCTTCTACAATTGTGAAATCTGCTCCACCTAATATGTCTTTCCAAGCTTGTGCATTCTCGTTCTTATACTCTTTAAGTTCTTTATCATTATCATTAATAAAACCATGGGGTGTCATTACAATTTTACCTCTTGTAGTAACTCCATTAATGTGATTTTTATCAATTTGTAAATTAACTCGTTTAGCAAATTCTACTTGCTTACCATCTTTAATTGCTTTAATTTTAGATGTACCAGCATTTGAAATATTACCAAATGTAACTACAAATGTAGAATCAAACCACATTGCAAATCCACCTTTATTCATTAATTTAGGTTTACCCATAGGTGATTCTGCTTTTGCTGTCCATACTTTATTAATACAAACTAATGTATTAGTAAATTCAGATGATTCTTTTCTTGATAATGTAATTCTTTGATTAACACTGTTTCCAAATTGTGTAGACATTGCACCTGCATTCCATTCATTATTATTTTTATTTGATTTAACAGACATTTCACAAGGTACTGATCCTATTGAATCCCATAAGAATACTAAATCATATGGTAAATTACCTCTTTTCTGCTCATCAATTAAATCTAAAATAAATTTAGCTACGTCTTCTATAGTGTGGATAGTTTCTCTATCAGCATAAATAAATTCACCTTCGTAATTTGTAATTTCTCCAGTATCTTTATCTACTACTTCTTCTACTTGCAATCCCATTTGCTTTGCATGTTCCCAATTCCACTTCATCTCTGTAATAATAAAAACAGGTAGTACACCTCTTTTTTGAGCTGATACTGCTGTCTCTAATAATGCTGTTGTTTTACCTGTATCAGAATGTCCTCTTAATAAAACAATGTGTCCTTGAGGAATACCTGGTATTGAGGTAACATCTTGAAATGCTTGTGAAAGTGGTATCCAAGTTTGTTCTTTAAACTTAACGTTTTGTTTAAGTCCCTTCTTTTCTTTGAAGGAACTTAAATCAAACTTAGATCTTATTTCTTTGGAGACTGCCTCCGATAATGATTTTTTTACTCTAGGCATATAAATCTAATTAAAATGGTAAACCATCATCTTCAAACAATGAATCAAATTCCTCTGATTTTGCTTTTTTAGGTGTACCTTGAGTTGATAATGTAAATTTCTTTTCTTCTTTAGCTGGTGAATCATCTTCAAAACCACTAGCTGGTTCAGATATAATATCATCTTCTTTCTCTTCACCTCCAGAAATAAATGTTTGTAATTCTTCTTTTAGTTTATCGTAAGTGTATTTATATCTTTCCTCTAATAAAATTGGTTGATTTTCTAACCAAGTTGTGATTTGAGAAGCATCTGAACTAAGTGGTGTTTGTTTTGGTTTTGGTCTTAGACTAAGAGCAAATCCAGGTCTATCTTGTACTTTAGAAGCGTTAACTACAAAGTCAAAACCTTCTGCTACATCTGTAAAATCACCATAATCCTCATCATCCGCAATTGATAGTAATTCCATATAAATGGTTTTACTAAATTCAAATAATCTAACACCTTTATCTTCTTCACCTCTGACAATAACAGGAGCAAATACTCTCATTTTAGGATCTAGTTGTTTTGCTAGTCTCCAGTTTTCTGATTCAGATGATTTTCTTAGTTTTTTAGAAAATTCAACTATTGGATCATCTTCTCCCCAGTTTGTTAATGCTACTATTGGGAATTTTCCAACTCCATAGTGCATGAAAACTTCTTGGAATGGGTTGTCTTTGTTGATTTTTGATGGTACAAACCTGATTTGGTATTTCCCCTCTGCTTTGGGTTTCCAATATATTAGTGTGTAATCTTTCTTTTCTGTATTTTTTGGTTTGGCAGCCTGATTTAGGTTGTCCAAACGACTTTTGATTTTGTTTAAATCCATAATTATAACTATTTTTTAAAAATTTCGACATGAATATACAAACCATAAATTTGGAATCCAAATTATAGTTCAATTATTTTGTGAATTTTGGTATTGAGTTGTTTTAACTCATTGTGCTGGGTAAGTAATATACAATTTCTGTAATGCTTCCAATTTATAGGAAATTTAGTATTTACTACTCCCCCATTTAGACTTTTAATTAGCTCATTTAATGCGTTTATAGTATATAAAGTATTAGTTTCTTTTTTTCTATGTACCAATATTGTATTTTCAGGAATTTCACTTACATTACCTTGATCTACGTTATAAGTCAAAACGTACTCATCATTGCTTTTTATATACAATGCAAACATTTTGTTATACATTATTGAGTATTTAGAAGAGAGACTAGATATAAGTCCCTCTAACCCATCCAATGCGGTAAAAGTACAAAACAATTTATTATTCAAATCACTAATATTATACGGACTTTCAAAGTCGTAATTCATTCTATAAATATTAGTGTTATTCTGTAAAATCGTAGTTGCTTCCATGTTTAATCTTTACTTTTAATTTATGTTTATCAAATACTTTAAATATTGCTTTGATAACTTCTTTCTCTCCCTTATGTACATCTAACAAAAACGCATCGTACGTATAAAGAATTAGTTTTGTTTTTTTACCCTTTAATAACTTAATTATATCCCATAATATACAAACATTTGTTGCAGTTTCCAAATTCTGTAGTAGATAATTAAATAATTTTTGCGGATTCATATTATCTAATTTCTTATATTCAAATTTATATTTGGATATAGGACATTCTATATAACCATTTTTTTTAAAAAAATACCATAGTTGGTCTACATATTTTTGTATTTTAGCAAAAAATTCTAAATTTTTATACTGTTTAAACACACCCCCATAAAGTTGTTTAAATGTTAATTCTTTGGCTTTCTGATAGTCCACTCCGTACATTTTTGCGAAAGATTTATGAATATCTCCATCGTCAAAAGTATAATGAATAAGGGAACTAGCAAGAGTAGGGTGATAAGCTGATATATCAATTTCAAGAAGTTTATCATTTTCTGGTATAAATGTTTTTCTACAACCGTTATCTTTATTTAACGCTGCGAAATTGACCCCTCCGAACCTATTTGAGGGCCTTGTTGTTGTTGTTCTGTAATTATATTGTGTGTAAACTTTATCTCCCCAATCTTTGTTAAAGTGTTGTTTAAAGAGTTCTCTATTAACTCGTAAACCACTCCTTTCGATGGCGTTGAATACCAATGGTACTCTGCTGTTATAAAATTCATTGACTGGTTCATTAAAATATTGTTTTAAATTATTATAATTTTTTTCACATGTTTCATAATGTTTAACGATAGGAACTATTCTGTTAATATCCAACTTATCTTTAGCTCTTTGTTGTAAAATTTGATGAGCTTTAGTAGTTTCCATTTCATATTCTGGAGATGTTAAAGAAATATCTACTATATTTCTATGCACGTAATAATGCAAAAATTCTTTTTTACCCCAAACATATAATGTATCATAACTATTAATTAATTCAGCAATATACTCGCTGTTTAGTGGCATAGATTCACTATGGTTTATTGAGATAATATAACCCTTATGTGCATCTAAAGGATGCACATATACTAAAGATATTTTATTAGTTACAGGATGCGTTTTATAGGAATATGGTATAACTTCTATGTAAGCTTCTTTGTAACCTTTATTATAAAAACCTTTTAATTGGTCAGTATTTTCAATTAGCCAAAACAATTAATTAAATATACCCT